CAATTTCGCGTGTAGTTGCATTGATCGGATTAAGTGTGCGGAAATTTGTATTTCTCTGCGCTATTGTCATTATCTGCGTCCAATCCCTCTAGCCTCAACGTCAATGCCCTGTGCCAAATCCCATTCGCCTGTGATGTTCATTCTCAGGCGGTGATACCGCCCCTGTGCGCGGAAGTTGGCGTAGTTGTCTGCGTTTGGCGAGGCCGCGCTAGTAAATGTCACGCTGTCCGATAACGCATCTCTCGTGCCGACTTGCAACGTCACGCTACCGCCGTCATAGTAAGGATAAATGCGAGTAACAAGATTATGCTTGCCATCCGCTAACGGCAACTCACCAGTCTCAACAGTGCCGTCCAACACAACACCTGAGAACACATACATCTGATCAGCTAATGCACCACCCAGATAAAACTCGCCACCAAGCCAAAAACTACTGTCTAGGCTTGCTGGTATTGTATCTAAGTTAGTGCTGACATTATCTAGGTCTTCTAAAGTGTAGCTAGCGGTAAAAAATGGCGCAATAAGATCGCTGTCGACATCTGCGCTAGACCATCTGTCTAGGTAGTAATTATAGATAAGCAACTTGTCTGGCGTTGATCCTGTGTTGGATGTTGATACATACGACCAGACCGCTATCTGCCGGATAGGATCAACTGCGGAAGTAATTTTGTTGATATAGCTAAAGTCGCAATCCGTATTAAAGAAATCGTCTACCTTTTCTTGCCCAATAGGTCTGGACTGCTGACCATCCCACATATAAAAGCCTGAGTCAGAATAATAAAACGATAGCTGACCAATGTTACAGATAGAGCCAGCAATCTTACATCCGCGATTGGGTTCAACCTTGTCGAACTGGAACACAAGCGGCAAGCCAGTGTAAGTGGCGCGAACAATAGCCTTTTCCATAAAGATGGTGGCAAATTCGCCTCCAACTATGCCCTGTATAGCACCTGCATCTGGAATGTCCTGAAAATCGCTCTGATTAGTTCCGGCTGTCCAGTCTGTTGCACTATCAAAGCCTGACCACTTAACACGGTAAGGCTTGCGCCCAGAGCCTTCATCAATGTTGGCAGTAAAGATAAAATCACGCACCACCGCGATATAGTCAGCCTTCGGAGCATCAGTGGAAAGCGTTGCAAACTGCGTTGATGTTGCTAAATCCCAATATTGCAGTTCCTCACCAATGCCGCCAGCTACAATCACATCGTTGCCGTACTGCACAAATCTCCATCGTTCAGAGCTTGTTAGCGTGTATGTGCCGTTTGATACATCATCAAGGCCACTATCGCCTGTGTTAAATTCATATAAGCGACTAGCATCGCCAGCAAACAATGTAATAGAGGCATCATCAGCTTTAGCTGAATAAATACCTAGCAGTGTGTCGCTGGCAGATGTTGATAGCTGTGTAAATGATGGCAATGATCGGTAGCCATTAGCCGCAGGGATAACATTGTTAGCCGTCACGATAGCATTGTTCATGTCCGGCTGATCAGGTAGCCATTCGCCAAAAGTAATCATTGTACTAACCAAACCTCACTGCCAACAGACACATTAGACCAGACCTCTGAGCCAATACCAATATCGACCCATTCCTCGCCGCCAATTGCCGCATCTGACCAGTCCTCGCCCATTATAGCCCCTGTCATGCTTGCTGTAAAAGCACCAGATGCTGTGCCAGCGTAACCAAATGTAGCGTTCACACCACTAGATGCTGACATAGCAAAGCTCGGAACGGCCTGTGCATTAGTAACAAATTTACCTATCGCTGTCACTGCAAGCGCAATATCAGCCTGACCGTCAGGCAACTGCACCCTAATCGCATCCGCAGATTCAGTGACCGCAATGGCCACAGATGATGCCATTGTTCTAATAGGTGTTATAACCGCAGAGAAGGCCGCCGCACCTGTAACTGATGCGCTACCTGTTTGAACCCTTGTAGCCGCGCTAGAGGCCGTCACAGCGGCGTTAACTGATGCCGCTAGTGTTTGTAGCCTAGTAGCAACTGAGGCGGCTGTGAGCGCAAATGAAACAGCCGCAGACGCTTCTTGAAAGCCTAAGTCATCTAACTGCTCAAGAGTGCCATACCCATCAAGGGCATCCATAGAACCAAAACGGTCAAGTTCTTCAAGGGTGGCCATGCCCTACCCCTTAGTCTGCTGATACGTCCAGATCGCCTGTCTGAATCCGCAGGATATCGCCAGTGGCAATAACCTTTGAAGCAGTGAACGAGCCATGTATCAATAAGTTGCCTGTTGAACTAGCGTCAAAGATACCAAAGTGGCTGACCGTTCCCCAGTCGCCTGTTGCGGCTGAGAACTCAATAGCCGCATCATTACTAGCTGTGCCGGATGCCGCTACGCCAAAGCTGGCCGCTACCCTGCCATAACCAGAGCCGGATAGCTCTGTGCCGGAATTGTCATCACCGAATGATCCGGTTGACAGGCCGACATACACCGTGGCTGGTGCTGTGTAACTTGCTGTGGCGAGAATGTGGTCAAGAATTTCATTCTCAAGATAATCTGACATTGCGCTCATAGTTTACTCCATACTCGCGTTTTGCTTGCTGTAAATAGATTTAATCTGCAATGAACCAGTGCCGTAATGTGCGCGTTGCTCATCGCGTCTAACTTCCTCAATCCCACGGCTGAACTTCTGATCATACTGTGCGGCTCTCTGCTCATCGAGCAAATAGGCATAGGCTTCCGCTAATGCACCATACAAGTAAAGATCAGGCGATCTCAGAAACAGCGTTGGTGTGTTGCTGTCACTGATTGCCGTCAATGATCCAATATACACGATTTCTGCAGTGTATGCACTGTCAGGCACTGGCCGCAGTTTCATCTCGCGTCCAACAATGCTGAAACCCAGAGGCTTGCCAGTAGCATCGCTAGGATAACTGCCGTCAAGTGACGTTGGACTGTGATAGGTCAGAACCGTTAGCGGTGACGTGTTTAACTTAACCTCACGCACCTCACGCATGTCTGTCGGCAGGGCAATGTACTCATCGCCAGATGTTAGCGTAGCCGTTGACCGCTTTTCCTGTTCGCGTGTTTCTAACTCGCGTGACATCCGGCCTTCTGCAAGCTGAATAAAGTCCGGTATCTGCGCGGTCAGGTCACTCCTTGCTAAAAAGTTAGCAATAGATGTTTTCAATTCTGCGTATGTGCCAATGCTCATATGTTACCGCCACCAGTCCTAAAGTCGCGGTTCTCACTGTCATTGAGCCACCGCTTCCATCCGTTAGGGTTTTCACTAGGCTTGCCCAGTGTCTTCAAAAGGTGATGATACAATACATTCGGTATTTCGGCAACGTGCTGGATATGCTTCTGCGTTCCACGCATCTGACCGTATTGCCAGTCGTTGTTCATCTGCTTGTTAATACGCAGTAATGGGTCAAATCTCTGCTCTGTGACAATGTGATCGCCGTCAGCATCGCTTTCGATATAAGTGGTTTTGCCTGTCGTGGGGTCTGTGATCAGGGGGCGTTTCATATTTCACCTATGCAAATGATAGTGATAATCGTTCTTATTCGCAAAAGAAAGGGGCGGCGAACCGCCCCTCTCATAGATTAGTTAGGCTGATGTGCCGTCCAAATCAAGCACAGCGGCGTGCGCCTTCGGTGCTAGTGGCTTTAGTGTCCACTCGCAGATGATCTGGAATTTCTCGGCATCACCTGTTGCGGCAATTTCGTTTTCAGCGAAATTACGGCCATTCAGTGTAGCAACCTCAACAAAGTCTGGGTCAATCAGGAACAGCTTGTCGTTGCTCATGAAGCGTGACGGTGCAACCTCGATTGTGCCAAAGTCAGTTAGGAATACAGATGTTGAACCAACATATGTGACCTCCTTTGCTTTGGTCATGTTGACTTGGTTGTTGACCAAGTTGGTTGACGCTGACAGGTCTGAGAACACTGCGCGGTTAGCGGCAGATGTTACCATCAGTGATGGTGAACCACCGTCTGTCCATGCGTCCTGCATACCGTCTTCGATCAGTGCCAGTGACAGACCGCGTGATGCGGCAGTACCAACAGTCACTGTGTCTGTGCCAAGACCAGCAGAGAAGGTTGAACCACTGCCTACTGAACCGTTTGTGATCCAAGTCATCAGCGATGCTGACTTGCGTGGCTCAGATGCAGAACGTGCTACGTTGGTGTCACCGATTGCTTTTTCGATGTCACGGCGCAGTTCCAAGGATTTCAGTACACGCTGATACTGAGATTCTTTTTCACGGCCAGCCTTGTCAACCTGCTCAAGTGTGTTTGAAACAGCATAAGACTTCTGTGAAATCTGCATGTAGTTACCAGCACGAACAGTTGGTGTTGCGGCGGCTACTGTCGCGTCTGCACCTTCTGATACAAAGTTGGTAGCACTTGCGGCCGCCAATTCTTGAACCTGCCACTCAAGGAAGATTCCGTTGCCAGTTGATTTTTTAACCGCAGAGAAGATTGGTGTTTCATCTGGGTCAATACGATAAATTACATCAGCAAGCTGTTCGCGCTCACCAATGGCATCTGCTGTGGTAAATGTAGTCATAATAAGCTCCTGTTAATAAACTACTTAGACATTAAAAAGTTTACCGCCGCATCAACAGACTTTGCCTTGTCTAATCTGCTTAATGCTTCACGGCGTTGACGTGACTTAACTTGAGCTTTTGTCTTGGGCTGACCGCCCTTTGCAACCTTTGGTGCGCTTTGGACTTTCTTCTTAGCGGAAGGGGCTTCCTTCTGGAGCTTGTCCCACTGCCATGCCTTATACAGCATTTCAATTGCTCGTGCGTCAGACGCATTTGCAATCTCATTTTCGCTGAAGCCTATGACATCCTGCGCATACTTGATGACCTCAAGACGTTCATTGTTTCTGCGGCTTTCGTCACGCCATGCTGGTACGCGTTCCAACATTTCGTTCTTCTGTGCCGCCAGATGCTGTTGCATCTGATGTTGCGCTTCAACGCTTTGCTGTTGAGCGATGCGCTCTCGCTCTTGTTCAACTCGCGCTACTTCTTCTTTGCGCTTGTCGTACTCGGCCTTCATAGCAAACAGTTCTTTTGCTTCGTACTGTTGCGATAGTGCCGTCCAGTCAGGTTCATTAGGAATTGTCTGCTGGAGTTGGTTGCTTACTTGCTC